AGTGCCTCCACGAGTCGAGGCTTCATCGCCGCCGCGCGACGTGCAAACTCTCGCTCTTCGCTCTCGAGCTTCTGTTGATCGAGGGTGTTTCGGTGATCAAGTAACCCTTGATACTGAGGATTCAATTTTTCAAAGTGCCGCCATAGCTCAGACGCGGAGAATCTCTGCCCCCGCATAAAAGAGAACTCCTGAACAATCGACTCGACGCCCTCATAGAACTCCGAGACAAAATCGGGGTCTCGACGAAACGCGAGACGAAGGCGCTCTTTGTATTCGTTCAAGGTTTCCGACATGCGCGGCAAATAGACCTCTTGCACCCCGTTCTCTTTGGCGTAGTCGCTGAGCGCTTGCTTATACGCTTCCTTTTGTTCCTTAAGCGCCTCGAGTTTCCTTAGTTTCTGCTTCGCTTGTAAGTTGCGATCAATGTGCGTATCTCCTCGCATCTCCTCAATCAGCGCGAGCACCGCTCGATTCTCCTCCGCTGAGCGGCTCAGCGCCTGATTATACATTGCGCTCGCTTGCTCGAATCCCTCGTGTCTCAGGTTCGAGAGTCTCTCGTTCATGAAACGGTCTAACGCCGCGCCCGAAAAGCGGAACTCTTTCGCCTTGCGCTCTAAGAACTCGGGAGTAACGCTGTGCTTCTCGATGAGGTCCCGCGCGAGTTGACTCTCCGCGACGGGTTCAGGCTCAGGAGTCACCGCTTCTTTTTCCACGCCACCCAGAGCGAGCAGTCGTCGACGTACCCGAGCGATCTGCTTCTCGGTCGCGCTCCCCGCTTTCATCTCCTCGAGTAACGCCGACACCTTCGCACGTTCTGCGCTCAGCTTATCCTTGTATCCGTGAACTTCGTTCAACGTCGCCGCGAGCTCTGCTTTCGTCGTCTCGACGACCTCTCCTTTACGCGGCCCGTCGTCAATCGTATAGGTCACCTTATCACCATCGACCGCCGTGATGTGACCATGAAACTCCGCGCCGCTCTCTGTGTGTAGCGCGAACTTTGTCCCCTCGATCAAGTGCGCTTCGTCGAACGCGTGCTTCCCTCGATGCGTATGCTCAACCTTGTAAATGTAACGATAACGGCGACCCTTCGGCGTCGTGTACGGAATTCGCTTGATGTACTTGTGACCCGCGCCTTTGAACAGCGCACGCACGAAACGACCTAACTTAAACGGCATGTGTCAAGCCTCCCTTGATAGTATGCGGCGAATCTCGTCGCGCGCGGCGTCTCTGCGCTCTCGCGTTTTGTCGTGCTCTGCGTCCTTGTACGCTTGAGCTGCGGCTTCGAGGTCTGCGCGTTCTCTGCTTGGTTCAAGCGTTCGTACATGTCCCCTTATGTAGTCCTGAAGAACTCCGTCGCGTTTTCGACTGCTCGCCGTGCGCTTACCCGCTCGCGTTACGTCGCTTTCCCCCTCTGCCGTGTATTCGAGACCGTGCAGTATATCTTCAATCCTCTTTCTCTCTTGCGCTTGGGGGTCTTTGGAATCCGCGACGCGCAAGAGTCGCCGCCCCTCCGCGAGTTCCTTATTGCGACGTTCTCTGTTATATCGAGTGACTGCGGGATTCCTCGGAACCTTTGATTCTCCGAGGTATGCGCGATCTCTGATCCTTTGTGTCTCGACATCTTCCCGCGCTTCTGCGAGCTTTATCAAGCGCTCCCCCTCTCGCCTCATGTACTCATACGGCTTCTCATCGGGCTCCCTCTCACTAGGTAGCGCGAGATCATGATAAGTGGTGAGATCATAGTGTTCGCGTTCGGCCTTCTCCCTGATCCGAGACGCCTCGATCGACAAACGATCTTTCTTGTCCCGCGCCACCTGTGACGCCCTCTCCGCCCGTTTTTTCGCGGGTAAGAGCGCATCCTGAATCTCATTCACTCTCTGAAGCGCCGCTCGCGAGAGTGGTTTCGTCGTGGACTCGTTTTCAGTAAATTCGCTATAAATCTCATGTAATTCTCCCCGAAGGCGTTCCTCTTCTTCGCTCTTCGGTAGGTCGTCAAGGCTTATATAGTGAGGTTGTTTGTCGACTGCCCTATTCGCCGCGAGGACCTCGCGCTCGAGTTCTCTTATCCGAGCGTTCAATCTGCGCGACTTCGGCTCCTCTCGAAAGAGAGGAAAGACACGTTTCTCCTCACCACCCAGAGCGAGCAGTCGTCGACGTACCCGAGCGATCTGCTTCTCGGTCGCGTCCCCCGCTTTCATTTGTTGGAGTTGCTCGGACACCTTCGCGCGTTCCGCGTACAACTTGTCCTTGTACCCGTGAACCTCGTTCAGCTTCGCCGCGAGCTCTGCTTTTGTCGTATCGACGACCTCTCCTTTACGCGGTCCGTCGTCAATCGTATAGGTGACCTTGTCACCATCGACCGCCGTGATGTGACCATGAAACTCCGCGCCGCTCTCCGTGCTCAACGCGAACTTTGTCCCTTCTACGAGGTGCGCTTCATCAAACGCATGTCGTCCTTGATGCGTATGTTCAACTTTGTAAATGTAACGATAGCGCTGCCCCTTCGGGGTCATGTACGGGATTCTCTTGATATATCGATGACCTACGCCTTTGAACAGCGCACGCACGAAACGACCTAACTTAAACGGCATGTGTCAAGCCTCTTCTGGACGACGAAGCCGCCCGTCTTCTGTTACGATGAAACCCTCGGGAACTGTGATTGTATCACACCGACAATTCGGATGAATCGGGAAGGTCGTCGCCTTCCACTCGGCGCGAGCGCGTCCCACGTTCACCCCGTTCGCGGTGAGCTCCTCAACTGTGAACACGCGCGGCGCGCCGTTCTCGGTGAGCAGATCAAGACAGTACTCGCACGCATTCGACTCGGGCACGCGAGCGACCCGCGCCGCGTCTCCGTAACCCTCGACCGCCGCGATCACGCGCCCTTCGTTGTGCGCTCCTTGGAGCTCGGTTTGTGCGATGCGTTGCCAGTTGTGAGAATAATACTTTGTGCGATCCGCGAGCGTTCCCGCGAGTCGACGCGCGTCGCGCCCCGTCGCGCTCTCGTTGGCGGCCTCTTCTCTGAGGATCTCGAGCATCTCTTGACGCTGAGCGGGGTTAACCTCATCGATGATCTCTTGACCCCTCCAACCCTCCGCCGCGACGAGCTCGAGCTCTTCGCTGAGCGCGTTTCCGAGTCCTCGGATGAACTCACCCGCTCGAAGCGCTAAGCGCTCATAAGCTCCCCGCTCTGCGGTGCTCATCCAGTCAGGCGCGGGGGGAGGTGTTCTCGGTTCAAGATCCTCGGGAGGCTCGGGAGGGTCGGGGGTATCAGCGGCCTCAACCTCGATCTCTGCGCGTGGCGTGTTTCGTAGGTCGCGGAGCTGCACCGAAACCAGAGGCTCAAACTCCTCGATCCCCAACTCGCGGAGCTCTGCGAGTCGTTCGGGGTTATTTCCGAAGACGTGCCCCGCCGCGAGCATGAACTCGAACGGGGGAACGTCGCCCACTTGTAAGAGGTCCCCGACAAGCTCAGCGTCTCGGAGTTCTGCTAAGCGATCCTCAGACAGTCCCGAGCCCTCTTCCCCGAAGAGCTCAACGAGAAAAGCGTCATGATGCAGCGCGACGAGCCGCGCCGTCTCCTCTGCGAGTTCTTCACGAGTCATCTTCAACTAACCTCTCGAGATCATCGCGCAACAGAGAGAGCCGCGAATCGTAGAGGTCACGCATCCGCGCCGCGATCTCGGTGACGAGGTCGACTTCGCCGCCTCGCGCTTTGATCATGGAATCGACGGACTTCTTCGTCTTTCGTCGAGGGTGATCTTCGTGTAAGAGGTCGTCGTCTTGCGTGTATTTCTTGTTGCCTCCACCCCTCGCGATCTTGAGGAATGCGTTAACGCGAGCATGTGACCAAGAAGCGCGGGTTTGAGAGGGTCGATGGCTCACCGAGAACGCTCCCGAGCCGCGTCGATAAACCGCTTTCAGCTTAGCTAGTGTGACACGTTGCCACGGTTCATCGACCTTCTCGTTGTGCTCTTCAACCTTCGTTTTGAGTGAATCGATCACCTTCTTACGGAGCTTGATCGATTCCGCGCTCGATGCACTCCGCGCCGATCCTTTCGGGTTTTTCTTGGAGCCCTTGACCCGCTCGTGAGGTTCGGCGGGAGTCGACGCGCTCTCCCCCTTACTCATCACCTCCGAGAGCGCAGAGTCTACGACTCGCGGGAGCGCTTGAGTGATGCGCTCGAGGAGCTCTTCAGGGGTCACGCCTTCGAGTTCGTCGGGCGTCGCTTCAAGTGTGATCTTCATTTCTTTTTCGCTTTCTCGTCGGCGCGTTCCATCTGCTCGACGACCTTTTGAGCCCATCGATCCCCCGCGTCTCCGCCCCAGAGCTGCCAAGAGATATAAGACGCGCTCGTCTTGTCCTTGTGATGGCCTCGCGTCTTGTATTGTCGGTGACGGTTGAAGAAGTTACGCATACGGCGCACCGAGCGCGGAGACATACGGTCGCCGCTCTTCAGATCGTTCGCGCGCTGAATCCCCGAACCGATCCCGAGCTCCCCCGCTTCTTGGGTCCCGATTCCCCCGCGATCATGTTCCTCGCGAAGCTCGAGACCGCGCCGCGCTGCCTCTTGCGCGCCCTTCGGGGGCTTGAAGTCAATGTGCGCATATTTGGCGGGGTACGCCTTCAGAATATCACGGAGGCTCATATCTCTACGCTCACTTTCACGGAGTTACTCAAGCTCTTGTCGAGGTCCTCCTCGATCCCCGCTCCCTCTTCCTCGATCTCCGTCTCATCGATCCCCGCGCCCTCTTCCTCGATCTCCGTCTCATCGATCCCCGCGCCCTCTTCCTCGTCCTCACCTTCGAGGGGAGTATCAGGCTCACCGATACCCTGAACGTCCTCCCCCTCTGCGCTCATACCCTCTACGCCTCCCACTTCCTCACCCTCTCCCCCCTCCATGCTCAACCCTGTAACGTAGGTTTGATTGAGGATGATGTCGCCGCCTTTTTCAAGGGGCTCAAGTCCCGCGTCTGCGCGCACTTCGTTGATCGTTAAGTAGTGACTCACCTCATCGATTCGGCGCTTCTGCTCTGCTTCCGCCGAGGTCACGTCGAGACCCACAAAGCGGAAAGAGAGCTCGGGGTCGATGGGGTGAATGATCCAGCGATTAATCCACCCCTGAACCTGTCGCAGAAGCGGACGCAACCCCCGATCCTTTGAGGCGAGGATGCGTTGCTCTGGGCCTCCTTGACTCAACGCCGACGAGACACCCTCCGCGCCGAACACGAAACCGAGCTCGGCGGGGTCAATCTGATAGATCGCGCACGCGACTTTCGTCAAGTACCCCATCCACGTTGAATAGCCCATCTCCTCCGCGCTTTGACCCAAGTTCACCGAGCTTACTTCCTCGTTAGCTTCG